GGTGGCTTTACACTCGGTCTTATTGTGGGCATATGCCTTGGTTCTGGTTTGATTGATGATTGGAGTCGAAGATGACACTACTCGATTTTTTTGGTTATTGTTTCATTCCGTTCATGTGTTTTTTCATGACGGTTGTTTTTGTTATTTGGTATGCGAAGGATAACTCATAATGAATTGTATTGATTGTGGTGAAAAAATTCCTGAGATTCGACTTGAAGCGAATCCTGATACAGACTATTGTGTGAAGTGTGTTGACAAACACATTCCCAAAGTCCGTGGTTATATGATCTATGGTCATAAGACTGCGGGTGAAATTGTCATTGCGAAGGGTAAAGAAAATATCCGTCGCTTGGAAAGAGAATATCATAGGAGTCGATAATGACAGCAACAGAATCCAGATTTACAAACACAGTGAACGGTGAAACAATATTTACCGGAAACACTGATATTTACAAGGGAGTTAAACTTCACACTGGTAGAGGGGCATTCCCCGAAAGTGATATTCCAAACGCTTTGCAGTATCATGATTACGAGTATCAACAATACCTTAAAGTTTTGGATCTAATTGGGAATCAAGAGAACCCAACGATGGTGGAGTTGGGATCGTATTGGGCTTTTTGGTCTTTGGTTTTCAGACAGAGATTCCTGCGAGGAAGAAATGTTCTTGTTGAATATTCAAAAAGAAATCTTCAAATCGGCTTGGACAACTTTGCTCTAAACGATTACAGTGTTGATGGTGTTCACGGGGGTTTCTTCTTGGATGACTCTAATGAGTTTGGTTCCGTGATTGGAGCAGAAAATATTGAGCGATGTGCAAGACCCACCATCGAAACTCTTTACTATCGTGACGATGGATCCAAATACACGACCACTCCAATCTTTTGGGATAACAGTCTTGAAGGAGACATGTCCGGAGGTGAAATTAATTTTGTTGAAATGTGTGAAGAGAAAGAGATTGAAACGATTGATCTTTTGCACATGGACATTCAAGGAAGTGAACTTCCGTTGATTAAACAATTAAGTGAAACACAATTTTTACAAAACGTCAAAGTGGTTATGGTGGCAACTCACTCTCCATCAATCCATCTTGAGTGTGCAAGCACGTTGCAAAACAGCAATTTTAAATTGCTGAATATTTTCCCAATCGAAATGATGAAACTGACCGGGGGTGACGGTATGTTGGTAGGAGTTAACAATGGCTAATAGCAAACAATTGAATGTAAAAGCAAAGCACCGCAAAAGAAAGAATCGAAAGCGTGATCGTCGCATCGAAGAACTGCGAAACGCAAAGAGGAAAACTCTTCGTCAAATGAGGAACGAAGGTGGACTTCCAACAATTTTGGAGGAGTTGATCTGATGTATGGACTTTGGCACAACGAATTAAACAAGTGGATGATTGACAAATTTAATCATGAAACGCAGGAGGAAGATGTTGCTCTTTTTAAATCAAAGAAAGAGGCACTCGAAGAAGCCGATATTATCAATCGTGAGTGGTCAAAGCGAAACGGAAAGATGACAATGAAAAAAACCGAGGAAGTAAAGGTCAAGCAGTATCGAAAGACAAAGAAGTGAGTCAATACCGATTACATATTGATATCCCACTTGGCACGAACGAAGAAGAAGCAAGGAAGATTGCTCGCAACTTTGTTCAGTCTCACCTTGACTTCACAAACACTTCCAGCGATGGTGTCAAAGAAGTAAATTACCGACTCGGACACGATGAGGATCGACAACGATCAAACTATCTTGACATCAACGAGAACGGTCATTGTAGCAACAAAAAACTTCGCATTAACTATACTTAAGTTTGGAATGTCATGGCTAGATTAATTGAAACAGAAGTTAGTGAGTTAAGCGATGGGATTATAAATCAAATCCAAAGACTCGCTGAAATTCAACTAGAAAATGGATGGCATCAACCACAATCCATAAAAAATTCTATTTACTCTCGATTCATCGGAATGTATAAGATTATTCACGAGGAAGATGGAGTAATGTATATCGGCATGGGTAATATAAACCAACGAAGGGTGAGACACGTTGGTGTGTTTAAAAATAATGGGAAAGCAATGGTTTCGGGAAATGGAAGATCATCAGACTCCCCCGTTGCAAGAAAGATGTATGAACACGATTCGGACATTAATCGGTGGAGCATCAGTTTCATGACACTGGATGATGACATTGATCGTTTCGTTGCCGACGCTGTTATGAAAAGAATTGAGTGCATACTATCTGAGGAATGTAATCCGGTCTTTTCCACAAAACACATGGTGGGTAAATGAAAGAGTTTGATTACAGTTTAGATTATGACATCATTAACTTTCGGAAGAATCCCGAACTCTATCGTATTGGTAGAGGTGAACAAGGAGTATTGCTAGTTGAACCATATAAATCGGAAATTTGTCAATATTGGCGTTTTCGCACGCCCGAAATCGCAGAAGTATCGTCTGCTAAAATCACTTCTATGTTTTATGAGTATCTTATTTGCGATGACTTTGTTGGTGCTGATATGGCACGCAAGTTCCTCATGATGGGATGGACGAGAGCAAGACGATACGCAAACCATCGAAGTGGAAAGAAGTATGATAACAAAGGCAAAGTGAAACCACAGGAACCAGATCACTGGACTTGTGAAAAAGCGGAGTCTGCAAGAATCTTCAAAAAAGCATATGATAAGGCTAGACACAATCCAACCTATCGTGTAATGTATGCAAACTGGAGAGCATATGAAAGCGCCGTGGGAGGAATTGGCATTTCTCAGGACGACTTATAATCGTGCAAACTTGGTTCGATTCCAAGACGGCGTATTGTAGAGCGTATACATACTCTACTGTTTTAGAACATGTTTTAATCGTTTTTTGTAAGGAGATTGCCAATGGCACATGAAATTATTAAGAGAGCGTTTCTCAACAAAACCCCCGCACGGGAAGACTTCTTTGTTCTTTCCGTCTCGAACATTGTTGATGTTTTGCCCGGACAAGTGATCGAAGCATCACAAGTTCAAGACCTTTTTGACAGTGGTGTTGATGTCACCATCAACCTTCCCATGCCACCCGCTGGTGCGAACCCACCCCCAATGGGCGGTGACAATGCTGCACCAAATTTTAGGGATGTTCAAACTCCCGCTGGTGCAAAGAAGGGCTGCACATCCTGTGGTAAGAAGAAAGAAGAAAAGGCTGAAGCCGTTCTTGAAGAAACTTCTGTCGAGGTTGCAGAAGTTTCAGAGTGATTTTAAAATCATTTTGGAAAAGGGGAGTCTTCGGGCTCCCTTTTTTTTATGTCCCCTGATCGAGAACGTTTATCTTTCCACCACTCCCCGGCAATCCTTCTAGGAAGTAATAAAATTCGTTTAAGTTCTTAGGCACTGTAAGTAAAACATAATTAGAGTTTGTAAGATTTACACGCTGAACACCAGTGTAAATTAGACTACCACCAGCGTTTGATCCATCTGGTGTCTTTGAAAATGATAATCTATGTCCCACGGGAACTATGTCACCAATCAGATCACCATTCAGGTTACGGCTCACCAAGAACTGAGGGTAGCCACCTTTACTAGATTTTCCATGATTTTTAGATGTGTTTGGCATATAAAAAGTGATGCCGGGAATTTCATCTATATTGTGGGTGTGATATTTTGTTCTATCAGTTATTGTTTCGTCAATCGAAATTCCTTGTGGTGGTGAAGAAAACACCGGATAATAAAATCCCGTGGGATTTCCTCTGTTGGAATCTGTTCCATACACAGCGTATGGTCCATCACTTAAATTTAAATTATTTGTTATTGAAAGTAAAAATTTGTATGTTTTACCTCTCTCTAAATTGATAATTGAAGTTTATAAGTAATTTTTCATTCTGAATGGTAACTTTAAATTCTTCATGTATGGGCGCATCAAGCGTAACAGTTCTTCCAAGTGATATTTCTGCCTGTTTTCGTGACAATTCCTCGGTAATGTTTTTATATTCCTGCACGGAGGAATACTGAAAATTTGATGCCGCATTGATTTTTCTGTTTGCTGTGTCGAGTGCAGATGCGAGATCGGTGTTTGATGAAATCAATGTGTCAAACGCAGCGAGTGATTCATCTAGTCTTTCTCGTTGATCTGATCTTTGTGATTGTAGATATTCTACTTGTGGATTTTCTCCAAACAATGAGGGACAAGTTTCACATTCGGATGCGTTGAATTTCTTTTCGCTTAAATTTTCTATCGCATCCACAAAGATAAAATCAAAACCACTTTCAACAGATTCAATTCTGCCTTGTTGCTCTCTGCCGTTTCGGCACTCTACAAGTGAACCTTTTTCAATATACTGGTACGTTGTTGGATTAAACAGAGTTTCTTTTGCATAAAAACACATCGCTCCATCTAACGTTTTTTCCATTGAATTTTGATCTGGCTTAAACAACGTTATAGAAACTGTTTCGCCAGTTAAGTCTACTTCTGGAATTTCTCTATCAACCGTAAGTATTTCTTTTCCTTGATAATCAATATCAAATTCTAGAATCTCATACAGTTTATCTTCCTTTACTCCTCCGGTAACTGCGACGATCTTTAAGAAATCACCTACAACGGCACCCATCTTTGAAAAAGATTCACTCGAAGTATAACCCAACTGATTCGTTACTTTGTAATGACCTGTTGCTCCAGCCGGGAGTGTTAATCCCATTAACATGTTACTTTTAAAATAATTGTCTTTGTATAGTTTTTGCTTAGAGTCCCACGTTGCACCACTTACATTTGACAAAACAATTTTGTCATTACCGAGAAATTTTGACAGTGTGTAAGTTCCAGAAAAATTAGCAGAGATATTATTCTCTGGGTTATAATACTCTGCGTTTGATATATCAAACGTTATGCCAGATTTTTTTAATTTAAGTAGAGTTACGACATCTTGATACTTGTCTTTATTTGTCTTTGACGAGTAATCAAAAATAAAATCCGTTCCAGAAATAATAACCGATGGATTTGACTCCACATATTCACTGGTGTATAAGTCGTCTAAACTGTCAGTGAATTGTAACGCTAAAAAAGACTGAGTTGATTGATGGTCCAGTTTTTGGCCCATCCTCTTTCGATTGTAACGTCGATTATTATTCATGTTACGATCCTAAGTAGTGAACCGTTTGCGTTCCCCGAACCGACTTACAGTAAACCAATCCAACGTTATTAACGTTTAAGAAACACGATTCACCCGGCTCTAACGGATATCCGGCTCTATCACCCTGTGTTAATGTGTAACTTCCGACTAAGATTGTGTCAGTGTTATCAACACTAGATTTGATCGAGACTCCACTCTTCACTTCAACATTTGTGACAAGTTGAGATGCTGTGGTGTTTGCTGATCTAGTTCCTGCGGACAGTGAGGATGGTTGCACGGATTCAAGAACCTTAACTTGAACGTTACCAGAGGCAAGATCAGTTCTGATTCCCGGAATGGAGTTGGTGTTACTCTTGATCGAGGTAAGATTAGAAACGATTGGTTTAGACGATGATTCCAGTGATGTCGTGATGTTTGTATCGTCAATTGTTACGGTCCCGCTTTGCGTTACAGTAATGGCACTAGAAGTTGTAATTGGAACGGCACCACCGTTTTCACCCTTAATCAAAACGGGTTCTGCACCAGTGAGTCCCTGAATTCTCAAAGCATTATCCACACTGTCGTTCGTGACACCATGTGTTGTTTGAACGCTTGCTGTGATTGCGATGCTTGCGTCAACGATAGAAACTTTCAGAGCGTCACCGGAGAATCCAGCGGTTGCTCCGGATGAACTTCGATATAAAATGGCAGGGATATATTGAGAAGCGTCAGAACCAAAGACTTTAATGCTGTCAGTCGCAGCGAGGATATTTCTACCACCCGTTGCATTAACCGTACCAGTCACAGTAACGGTGTCTGTTGCGGATGTGAGCCGTCTGCCACCTGTTGCGAGGAGCGGAGCAGCGGTTCCTGTGAAGCCGTCCTGACCGCTGATACCGTGGACAGGAATACCTGTTTGTTCGTCGATAGCGACGGTTCCTGTCACACCGATTGGATAACCACCAGCGATACCTTGAATTGTACCAGTGATTCCAATGTCACCACCCGTAACAGATCCAGCAACTTTCAACCAGTTGTTTGTGATACCCGTGGGATCTGTCTCAAAAGCGTTGAATACTATAGCGTTTCCTGAAATACCAACATCACCAGAGATACCAACGTTAGATTGATAACTTTGAATTGTTATGGGTAAAGGGTTGCTACTGCTTACTCTTTTTGATACAGTAGAGTCTCCAAAAGCGAGTTTTTGGATTGGAACGTGTGCCCCGGTGACATTTACACCACTAGAGGCAAAATCTGTTGCCATCTCAGCGGTGTTTCCACTAATGTCGATGGTTATGTTTGATCCGGTGTCTGGCATTTAAAACTCCAATAAATAGAAGGTATTGACTTTTCTCAAAGAAGGGCTATAATCATTCAAATGATATTTATCGAAAGCGAACAAGAAAAATTCTCAAAACGTGTAGAAAAGTATGTTCTCCAAAATGGAGGGACTTACTTAGACGCTGTTATATGTATATCCGAAGAAATGAGTGTGTCTCCGGAGGTTGCAGGTAAATTAGTTTCAAAACCAATAAAAGAAAAGTTGCAAATAGAAGCAGCAACGCTAAACTATAATATTAATGTCCCAAAAGGACAAACGTCATTATTTTGAAGTGGGGAGTTCCCACAAAGTATCAGTCCGAGGGAGATCCTCGGGGAAGGAAAGTTTATGAGTTTTAAAGACATGAAAAGAAAGTCTGTCGGTAGCATCAGCGAACTGACAAAGAAATTAGAGAGTGCTGAGAAGAAAAATTCTTATCAGGATGATCGCTTCTGGAAACCAACACTTGACAAAGCAAGCAACGGCATGGCTGTTTTTCGGTTCCTCCCAGCACCGGAAAATGAAGATATGCCTTGGGCAAAACTTTACACCCATGCGTTCAAGGTTGGTGGTCGTTGGTATATCGAAAACTCTCGCACCACGATTGGTGAAAAGGATCCAGTTTCAGAGATGAACTCAGAACTCTGGAACAGCGGTCTTGAATCCGACAAGGACATCGCTAGGGATCGTAAGCGTAAGTTGTCTTACATCTCAAACATCCTTGTTCTAAAGGATCCTGGCGCACCCGAGAATGAGGGCAAAGTGTTCCTCTACAAGTATGGTGTGAAAATCTTCAACAAGATTCAGGAAGCAATGCAGCCTGAGTTTGACGACGAAGATCCTATCAACCCATTTGATTACTGGGCTGGTGCGAACTTCAAGTTGAAGGTTCGTAAGGTTGGTGGTTACATCAACTATGACAAGTCTGAGTTTGAGTCACCATCCGAAGTTCTTGGTGGTGATGATGCCAAACTTGAAGAGTTGTGGAAAACACAACACTCTCTTCAAGCGTTCGTTGCTCCAGATCAGTTTAAGACTTATGATGAATTGAAGAAGAAGTTGCAGGATGTAGTCGGTGAAGACATTCGTGCAACGGAATCTGATTTCGTGAGTCAAAAGACTGCGGAGGATGTTGTTGTGGAGGAGACAACATCTACTGCCAGCGGAGAGGTAGAGGGTGAGGAAACTGACGCTCTATCATATTTCCAGCAGTTGGGTAATGAAGACTGATTTCATTTTTCAGATGGATGAAATCGAAAAGCCCCCGCTTCGGCGGGGGTTTTTTTATCCAACCACTGTTCTCCAATTAGGTAAATTTTGCATTTCTCTTTTCACCGATCTAAACTCCCCAGAGGAAACACTTGCGGATGATTGTGATCTTCGGGAACCGAATCCACCACCACCAGCACCTCCACCCAATGCCGCTAATTGTTGACCTGATGGCATTTGTCTGGGTATCCGGTTGGAGAAAATTCTGGTGATCGTGGTGCAACACCAATTCCACTAGGCACTCTTCCCCCACCATCTGGCGCATTTTCTATAGGTGAACCACTGAAGTTACCAAATCCACCACCAGTGGGAGCATTTTCTATTGCTGATTCAAGATTCATTGTTACTGTCGATGAACTAAGTTGACTTGGAGTTTCGCTGGGAGCGTTTGTTCCCTGTGGGATATCATAAGCAGATCCACCAAAACTGGCGCTGCGATCTCTTGGAATCGTTTCCTTTGTTTCCAGATCAATCCCACCCTCTGTTGCTGCTTTAATAGTGGGAGCATAGTAATCACCCAAAGGTCCCTCTAATGCTTTTTGTTCTCTTTCTAGAACTAAGTCTTCACCAAAACGTCTGACCGCATCCTCTCGTGTCATTCCACCGTAAAGGGATCTCTCTCCTTTATCTTGTTCTCTGGACGCAACTACATTAGCGATATTATTTTGTAATGCTTGCTTTTTCACTTCCTCTTCTTCGATAAGAGAGATAATACCATCACCGTTTGCGTCCACTAAAATACCACCTATGTTATAAGTCGTAGGATCTAATTTAAGTGTCTGTTGTCTTTTATAACTTCTATCTAACATCTCTTTTTTATCATGTTCAAATGTGATGGGATCAAGTGCCCCAGAATTTGCGATGGCTCTTGCCTCTGCTCGTTCTTCTTCGGTAATTTTTCCGTCACGGTTTCTGTCTACAAAAACCCCTCGACCATAAA